TATGCGGGGCCAGTTGGTCGGCAACTCAAACGGTTCGACTACGTGCTTCACTCGTGAGAACTCAGGAAAGGCCGCTCCCTCTGCCACATCCCAATCCCCTTCGAGAAGTCTCTTCCGTTCGACATCTGGGAGCGAACGCAACATAGCCTCGTATTGACCGTCAGCCATGAGGTGGGGATTATCTGTCAACCGCGCTGGAACAAACTTTCGGAAGAAGAGCGGCTGACCTGCCTTTTCGTGACCGCTAGGCCAAACAAACGTTTTACGTGTGTCTATGTCAAAAGCAGGGAATGCTTTGTTTTCGGGAGTACCTTCTATGTACATCTTTTTAACCCACCAGCCACCTACGCCTCCGGGGTTGGCTGTGCATCGCATGTACAGGTTTTCTTGAAGTTCAGGATCAGTGGCACGAAGTCTAGAACGCAAATAGTCCCACACGTATGGTGTAGGGTATTGAGTAATCTCATCTATGCCTATCCAGTTAAATGCCTGTCCCTGAAATCGGGTAACGTCTTTGTCTCTGTCTAGGTAGGTGAACCAGATGGTTGCACCTGACGGGAAGTGCCACGTTGATTTTGATTCGCGGAACTTTGCTCCGGGAAACGCCTTTGTGTAAAGCTGGCGGGACTTGTCAATTAGTTCTGTTAGTTCGTCAAGGGTGCGCCTGAGAAGAAGACCCCTATGATTGGGGTTATGGCAATACCGTAGGGGATCAGCAAGTAAAGCAAACGATTTACCGCCACCAGCCGCTCCACCGTAAAGAACGTCTCTTTCACCCGCCGAAAGAAACTCCTCTTGAGGTCCGGGATTAGCTTGGAATACAACTTCGGAATCTCCCACAAGATCGGAAACGGACGGGGGTAAAACGGAGATATCTCCCATGTCGATAACGGCTGATCCTTTTCCAGTGATTGCCTTTTCAACTTTTCCGATTGTTTTTTCGAGTTCACGGGCGTGGCTTCTTTGTGCTTCTGCTTGTTTAGTTTTCTTTTCGGCTTTCTTCTTTGCCGCACGTAATCGTTTTTGGGCTGCTCTTCGCGCACGTTCGGCTGTCGATAGCTGGTACGTTCGTTTAACGGGTTTCGCTTGAGCCGTTTGCTTTTCTGCCACGATGCTTCCTTGAAGAATTTATTTGATCACTGATCAGCTTAGAGAACTCCGGTCCTGTCATTCCTTCTGGGACAGGTATAGCGTCTCCTCTGCGTATAGCTTCGGCTATTGCTTCGCTGTCGGACAGTCTACTCAAACCCTCTTTTTCTCGCCGTATAGTCGGAGCAACATGCAACTTACCGTCGATGTCAAAGTGTATTGTTCGCACGGTTTCGTTTGCGTAGGTAGTTGGGGTGTCGGGGTTCATTGCCCGACGTAACCAAGTAGGGTCAGCCATCGATAACCACCTCTTTCTTGGGGGGTAGCAGGACTACCCCGTGTATTGCGGTTACATTGTGGTTGATTTGTTCCTGTTTTGCCACTCCTACGCGATTCAGGAGCGACTCTGCAGCTTTGAGGCGTAGTTCATCACCTCTTTCTGGGGCGGGGTTGTCGATGGTCGAGATTACGCGGTTAGCTGCCTTCATTGCGTTGGTAGCTAGGATGGTTTTTGTGCGTTCAATGATCTCATCAGCAAGGGTGGCCTTGAGCCATGCGGCTGAACCACGTGAGTACCCTGCATCCACCGCTGCTGCGGTGACCTGACCACCATTTTCAAAGAGAAGTTCTAGGAAATGGCTTTGTTGTGGGGTAAGCTGTCGGTCTTTTTGTTTTTGTTGAGGTAGAAGGTTCATAAAACCTGACTTTCAGTCCGTCCAGTCCGTCGCATTTCCACTTTATGTCCAATTCAAACAAATTAGCCGCTACAGCAAACTCTGCCATTTCGTCTACACGGGCTTTGCACTCGTTTTCTGTCTTGTATGGACCTTCTGTGTCGTCTAATTGTCTACAGGTTTCGGGAGAAACGGCTAAACAAACGAGTAGGGATGCTTCAAACATGGGATTTTGTTCTTTTCTAGTAGTTGTGGGACCGATTAATTAGCCTACATCGCCCTGTTGGTACAAGTCAAGAGGAAAATTGTCGGGATGTGCTAGATTTATCTAGCCCCACAACCCAAGTATACCGATTATATACTTATAAGTCAACAATAAAAATAAAAACGGGGCAGTCGTGGGCTTTTTTCTTGACAAAACCGCATATCGACTGTACAATGGGACTAAGTCCTGCCGGGAAATACACCCACACCACCCCCCTTCGTTCGTGCGTAGGGGGGTTTCTTTTGGGGAACCCCGCTATACTCCCATAGGGGTACCCCCAAAGGAGTTGTTTTTTAGTCATATCGATAACCTACACGCCATAAAATCTGTCGGGCCATTGCTAGCATATGCCGGGGGGGTGGGGTGGCCCTCGCGTACGCCCGACGGCAATATTTTTATTATTTGTCCCATATCACCGATCCCAAGGCACCCGCCGGACAACACCCAAAAACAACCCCGCCATATATTCCAACGGGATAACACGCCCGCACACCCGCCCGCGTTGCTTAATTTGTCATCCCTTTAACTATTTAGTTGACACATGGCTATCAGATTTGCGCTGTAATCACCCGCATATCACCCCGCGATTTATCCCGCCAATTCAACCCGCTTGGATACATTCAGAGGATAGGCAAAAAAGAACCCCGCCAGACTAGCAAAGCGGGGTCAAGTTGGAAGGAATTGGTTGGGTTTATTCGTCGCTTGTTTCCGGCTTGTAGGCTAACTGGAGCCGCGCCACAGTGCGCGGGGAATCAGTGCAGAACGTGTAATGATCGAAGCCATAACCGCGCAACAATTCCTTCAAGCCTTTAATCTGATATTCAAGGGCTTCAACCTGCCCCAATATAATAGCCTGTTCGCTGCTGGTCATAACAACAAGCTTCTTTGCCTCGTCATCGTTAAAGGTTTCGGTGTTGATGTTAAGTGTTGATTTAATCATTGGTTTGTTTCCTTCTATTGGTTAAGGGGACAAGCTGCCCCGTCCCCTAGATTGTTACACTATGCTTTCAGACTATGCAACCAGTTTATAAGCTGATTTGGCACCCTTACGAAATACCGTCTCAACATTATAACCCTTTTCTCTCAGGGTAGATATCCCCTGATAGACTGAGCCTTTGGTCATGCCAGTTTCACGGATTAGCGTGTTTTTGGTCACCGCATAAGTGCGACGGGCAAGGCACCGATAGAGCTTGCCAAGCTTACTATTGGCATGAAAGCCCCGCCGCTGCCGGACGGATCGCGCCGCCTCGCGTGTCTTTTCCCCGTTCTTATCGGCAAATAGTTCTTTCGATAACTGGGTCAAAACTTTCTGCCGTTCGTCCTGCCGGTAGTATTCTTCAAATTTATCAGCAAGGCTCATTAGTTCACTTACAAGATTTTGTGGAATATTGGTCATTGGTTTAGTTCCTTATAGGATCGCAAGGATTAAGAGAACAAGCGCGACGATCCAAACACACTTGTAAACATTTGCAATAATTTCACCCATTACGCCGCAGCCCGTTGTTCTGCCCATGTCCAACAAGGGCTTTCTAGAACAGTTCGCACCATGTCGTTGCGGGTTCGCTGGACATTGGCAACGTTCTGGGTTGTTCGTCCAGACTGGTAGTCTTTGCCCGTTTTTGGGTCTGTCCACTCTTCATTCGTATGAGTTGCCCAATGGGTCAAAGCATTATATGCCGCCCACATAGTTTGACCTAGTTCTTGCTTTTCCTTGTCGAACAAATAAAGCAAGTTATTCATCAGACGTTCGTTGACTGGATTACCCTGCCCCGCCTCGACTGCTCGACTGGATTTGTAACAAATGGATTTAGCCAGCAATTCGGCAAAAGCTTCATCAGTAAACTTGGCACCCGCCCAAAGATTCATCTTTTCACGCTGCCCCGTCCACATTTCTAGACTGCCACCCGCCTTGCTAATCAATGCATCTGGGGACAAGTTCTTCGTATGTTTTGCCTTTTGGTGATAAGCCTTCTCACCCCCAAACACTAGCGTATTCCGGCAAAGGTCACGATAGGCACCGGAGAACACTTGAAAAGACCATGACATGTCCACCGAATTGAAAACGTCCATGCGGCAATTTACGCGGTCGGTCGAGTCCCCAATTGTGGTTGATAGGTCGTTAAAGTGAATTGTTCGATGCGCTCGCAGCCCGTCGTTATAAACCCTGTCAACTACCTTTACATTCGACAAGGGCAAGTCGGTCTCTTGCAGCAATTCAGCCTGCCGCCGGAATAGCTTATCATGTGGCACCAGATTGTAGGTTTTACCAATTGGCCTAGTGTTCAGGATTGCCCCGGATGCGGTATTTTGTAGGGCTGAATATTCCGGCATTGGTACTGGTTCGCACACCTCTATTAAATCAGGACTATCAGCATTCCTAATCGTGATTGCCTCGATTGGCACCCGACGGACACTGCCGCGACGGGTAAACAAGTCAATGTTTGATGGGTCGTTGTGTTCAACAAGGTTAAGGTCGGTGTTTACTTCTATTAGGTCGAACATATCAATGTTCCTTTCGTTGTGGTTAGCGGGACAACCCCGCCGGACTGTTATTGCACCCCCCGCCGAATCGGTCAAGGTAAATCATTTCTTCATCTAATTACATACTAACATATGATTCCCGATAGTTGACGTTGTGGGACAAAAAAAAATGGATGCCGCCCCGCGACTCGCGGCACCCGTTGCTAATACCGCACCCAGTCCCCCCGAACCACCAAGGACACTGCAAGTAACATACTAGCCCCAATAAAAAAGTTTGGCGTGGTCAATTTGTCACGTTATCCCGTAACGGTCACGCCAAACCCGCCAAGTGATAGCTTGCAACTGATAGG